GAATACGGTTTTGAAACTAAAACACTTGTATTAAAATCTACGTCACAATATGAAACATAATCATATTCCCGTAAAAATGATATTAAGTCTGATTTATTAATTTTCTTGTTAAAACCAACATAATTTTCCATAAAGTTGTGTATATCTAATTCCAACTGTTCTTTATCAACATCAAAATCACGAATTAACTTTAAATTAATGACTGGTTCAATAAGAAAAATGTTTGGTATTCGATATTTTCCAAAAACCTGCATAAATCTATAATTTTCAAAATATGCAACAACTTCAGCTTTTTCCGATTCAGTCATATTTGTATATGTTGGAACTAACGAACTATCTAATACACGTCTAAATCCACTATAAACAAAAAAACCTTTATCAATCTTTGAATCTTCATCTAATACTTCAACAGGATTTTCAAAATAATCGACAACATCCTTATGACTAGAATATATAATCATATCACACATATTTTCATATAATGGCATTTGCTGTATTCTAAAATTATAATCATTTTCAGTAACACATCGCCCGGCAGCAGAATAAAAAAGTGGTGCTCTATATGCAATAGATTCTAATTCTTCTTCTGCTAATCCATCTTTCAAATAATCAGTTGTCGTTGCGGTAAGATAATTAGAGTTTAAAAAAGTATTATTGATAATTAATTGTGTTGAATATGTTAATCCGTTATATGTATCACCACTCGTTTTTAAATATTTGACTGTAATTAAATCCCCAGCAGTTGGAATATTAAAAAATCCATCAGCTTTATCAAATTTAATCTCGAAATTGTCTAAATATCTAATAAAGTAGTTATTGGCCAAATAGTAATTCTGATCTTCAAAAACATGTTTCCATTTTACACCATTTACAAATAAACCATAATGAATCCAATCAATTGTTTCTTTATCATTTAATTGGAATGTTTCAAAATTATTGCCTTGAAATGTATATTCAAAAGTTGTCCATTCTCCTTCATATGCTTCCACCGTTAATGATGATGACGCTGGTATTGTATAATCTTGAACAGTTGTTACAACGATAGAACCCATCTGAAATTCTGTATAGGCCGGTATCAAAATATCAGATGTATGTGAATTAGTGATAGATAAATTTATTTTTGGTGCTACTTTTCTTCGAGGCAAGTAATTTAATTGATATGCTGATTTATATATGTTTTCAGACAATTGTGCATTTGCAATAAATAATTCATTAGCGATAAAATTGCCGATAGAATTGATATAAAATATAACGTATGATATAAAATTAAGCCATGTTGATATTGCAGCACCTTCAAAATTATAATCTTTTAAAATTGTTTGATTTGATAAAAACGTCTTTAATCGTGTTTTTATTGAATCATAATCAACATCATAAAACTGTTTATATGCCATAACATTATCCTATTCTTTTTAATTGAAGGTTTAAAGTTTCTGCTTGATTTAATCTTATTAAGTTAAATGAAATTAATATATCATAATAATTTTCATCTTCATATCTTGTAATATTTACTTCTTGAACTGATATGCGAGGTTCCCAATTTTTAAGTGCTATAAAAATTTCATCTTGTATTCTTATTTCTGTTAATGGTGTCATTTTTTCAAAAAGAATCCAATATAATTTAGAACCATAAGTTGGCATGAATTCACGTTCACCAATTTTTGTCAATAAAATATCAATTATTGATTGTTTAACAGCATCAGCATCATATTTATATTCTATGTTGCCAAATTGATCTTTATCCATACTATAGTCTAAATCAATATAATCAGCCATTTTACCCTCTAATTAGAAATTACATTATTAGAACCAGTAATAACACTACCAGTAAAAATACCTTGAAAACTATCACCTAATCGACCAATAGGTAATGATTGTGCTATATTTTTAGATGTCGTAATTAAAGTTCCAATATGACCACAAGAACCCTGAACAATACTATTTAATATAGATACTGGAACACCATTAACAATTACTGTAGAAGCACCTGTTAATATTTGTCCAGTCATATAGCATTCACAAACAATACAAAAACCTTGACATTGATCATTAACTTTTGAAACTAACATAATTTATATACTCTAATTTAAAGATACTAATGTTCCAGTTACATTAACTGTTCCGCTACTTGTGATATTAAGAGTTGATGTTGATGATAGCGTTAATGTGCCTAATGCGTTTATTGTAGTATTTGAACCCTGTAGATTTAATTCGCCTATAGAAGTTGCATTTATTTGAGCAGCAGACTCAATTTTAACCTCATTAATAGCTTTAATATTTACATTATTTCCTAATACATTTACATTAGTATCAGAAATAATATCAACTTCTCCACTAGATACTATACCGAGTGGTGCTGTTGAATCTATGACGCTTTCACCATTTAATGTTAAAACTACAGAACCATTACAAGTAATAAGAGTATCTTTGCCAACTTCAATACTAGCACCGTCGCCTATCGTAACATTCAGACCACCAGCAACATAAACATATTTATCTTGTAATGTTATATCAAAATCATTACCAGTATTTTTTGTAACCCTTGTTCCATCTGGTTGTATTTCTTCATATGTATTTGTTGGATGATATAAATGTATTCTCTCAGCACCAGCAGTTGAATCTAATTCGACTACTATTCCGCCAGGAGTTTCAATTACTCTATTATATGGATATTGTGCATTATATGCAGAATCAGGCTCATCTATATCAACACCATTATTATTCCACACAGCAGCATTATCATTTTTTGTTTTGACAATTGTTTTATCTATATTTTCATTTCGTGCTAATCGTGAAATAGATGATTCATTTTTAAAATCTTCTGTAGGAAATGATTGTGTCGGGTCTGAAAAACCAAGATTAAAATCTGGCATTTCTTCTAAAATGAATGGCAATACAGCAAAATAAAATGGTTTTTGTTTATGTTTATCTATAAAAAATAATAATACTTTGGTTCCTGGCAAAATTGTTGAAAAATCGGAAATACCATCAATCGATGAATTTGTGATAGGCATTGCTGGATAAGCCCAAGGTAATTCATCTGTTAATACTAATTGTGTTTGATTAGTAACATCCATTCTATTTTCAGTGTGAATGCCATATATTCTAACACGCAATCTACCAAGCTTTAATGGGTCTAAATTATCTTCAACAACTCCAATATAAAACATTATTCACCAACCTTAGCATTATTAAAGAAAGCATTTTTAAACAATCTTATACGTTGTTTATATACAAAGTCTGATTCTATAGTATGCCTAATTTGTAATATTAACCACTTGTGCTGAAAATTTTCATTTAGAATATTCTCATTTTTGCTACTGGGTAAATTAAATGATATTATATCGCCAACCTTCCTATTAACAGAACCATTCATCAACACAAGCAAATTATAATTTCTAAGTGTTTGTATGATTAAATTTCTTTCTAATGCTGAATCAAAGTCATTATAATTTACTTCTAAATCATTATGTTGAGATGATAATATTTTTGGTAATGGTTGATTCGTGCCCATTAACTCATAATTAGAATAGATTTCACTTAATAGTTTAGTTTCTTTTTCAAACCCGTAATAGTCTAAACTTGGTTGATATACTGTTTTGCCAAATGCACCAAAATCTAAACTTTGATTAATATCAAAATAAGAATCAAATGTATATTTATGAACGCTATTTAATCCAACAAAAGTTTCAATATCTTTTGATCTATACCATTCTTCTCTAACAGGTTGTTTGACTAATGATGATAATTTTGCAAATGTATAATCATCTAAAGTTTCAAAAAAGAATGAATCTATTGTTTGATCGCAAACATAATTAATTATTTGTTTAATATTCCAAAAATTAGCATAAAATGAAATTGTGTCAGAGTCTAAAACATTCCAAAGTTTTCTATCATTGCCTAATATTTCATAATGTAAATATTGCATCAAATCAGAAGATGTTGTATCAAATTTAAAAGAAAATCTTAATCGCTTGCCCTGTATTGAATCATTTGACACTAACTTCAAACTCAAGAATGTATTTTTTTTCAACTCATTTGATATTTGTGATTGGGGTAATACTGATTCTACAACTAAATCTAAAAATCTGGCTGAATTGTTTATGCCGTCAATAAATACTATATTTACATATTCACCACCAATTACAGGAAAATTCTTTAAGAAATCTTCTGTATCTCTAATTCTTAATATAGCTGTAACATAATTAGAAAAGATATCTTCATAAATATCTAATGATGTGAAAACATACCGTAAATCAGTAGTATCTCCATTTTTTGACGTTATTGTCATATTTAAAATGTTTACTTTATTAAAAGTATTATTCTTCATATATTATCAGCCCTAACAACACACCATTTGAATCTATTACCAGCAAGACCAGTATTATAAACCCTAATTTCTGTTGTTGAAATTGCTCTATAAGCATATTCGCCTATATTTGGTAAATCATCAATATCATCTATGATTGGGGTTATCATTAATGCAATATTAGAAGAATGTGATATATCAACACTTGGCGAAATATTTATAGTAACGTAAGAGCCGTTACCTGCAAATGTATCAATACCATGCTCAACATAATCTCTTATAACATAATATCTTAATACCCCATTACCAGTTGAATATAATTGAACATTATTCTTATCTATTAACTTCATACCAAAAGCACCGATATCTGATAATGTTGTTGTATTGCTTGCTGTAGGTATCACTAATAAATTTATATCTTCAGAAGTGATAATGTTGGGGTCGTCTGCAATGGTAACATCAACTAAAGAACCATCAGACGAAATATCACTATATTCACCGTCGATAAAAATTTTATATAAAAATTGCTGACCTGATGTTCCACTATTAATTACATTTACTTCTGTTTGATTTTTAACATTAAATCCTATAACACCATTATTACCTAAATTATTTTCATTTGAATATACTGGAGACACAAGAATTGAAATTCTTGAAAAATTAGTAGTTGAAATTCCTGTATCAAGTGCAATAAATTGATTTGATCCAGCAAATCTTTGAAAGAATGGTGAATAATTTGACAAATAAACAGACCAGAAAAATCTAGATTGATCATTTCCAGTATTAATAACTTTAAATGTATTCTTATCGATTGCAACAAAACTAAAATTTCCAATGTCACCTAAATTTAAAAATGTGTCGACGATTGGCGTAATCATAACACCAATATCATTTTCTGTGAAAATACTATCATTATCAGGAATTGTAATAATAGTTTCAAACCCATTGCCAGAAAAATAATCTATGCCTGATTCCAATATTTCGTTATTGGGTGAAAAATTTTTATTTTCGGGCGAAATTATTAAATAATCAAATTCTGAATTTGCTTCACCAGTTTTAAAAACCCTAGGCTTTAAAAAATTATATTTAACGCCAACTGCCCCCAAATTACCTAATTCTGCTTCAGTTGGTTTTGGCATTACATAAATATGATTGTCATAATCATGTTTTTGTATATCAAGTTCTTTAAATGACGAACCATTAAATTGTTCATTATCCAAATCAAATACAATACCATGTTCTGGAGTTACTTTTTGTGGATATTTTTTTAAAAAATTAATTCTATCCTTATAAAAAATTTTATCAGCTTTAGTTGCGCTAATTAATTCTTTACCCTGTAATTCTAGAATAAAATTTGTAATAAATTGTCCAATATCTTGTGATTTTATTAATCTGATCGTTCTTTTTGCATCCGCTTCAGATACTAATTCTTCAAAATATTGTGTATATTCTGATGTGTTGATTGTTGAATTTTGTTCTGGTTCTACGAAAATAGCATATGTAAAATAAATATTAGATGTTAAGATATTAGAAATTCTTAATCTGAAAGTTGTTGGATTAATCTGTTCATAGCCATAATCACCAAGTTCTATCAAATCAGAAGTATCAATATTTGGAGTTATCATTACAACATATTTATCTAAGCTGTCATTTCTAAAATTAATGTCGATAGATTGACTTCCAGCACTTAATAATATTTGTCCAGTTTGCAATAATGCATTGGAAAATGTATAATTAGTTGCCAATTCTAACGATATATATTCTAATTGCTCTGTTGGTAATGGCGTATCAAAATTAATATCATGTATATTATTTAATAACGCTATCACCCACCAATATTCAGGAGAACCATATAAATTATATGCAATTGAAGGTAATGTTTCATAATCTTTTATCTTATAATTTATAAGCTGATCATCTTTTACATAATCAACGACAACACGTCTAAATAAATTTCTATATTCTTGATTATTAACATCAACAACTGGCAAATTTTCAAAATATTTCATTAATAAGCTCCTGAAGACAAATGTTCCCAAGTAACACGTCTAATCTCATTAATACTGATAACCATCTTCACTTGAACAGGCTTACCATCTTTAAATGTTCTCATAAATCCTGATGGTGAATAATCTAAATTTAATTTCTGAACCCCAGACAGCATAGTATTATATACAACATTATTACCACCAGAATATACTGTTGCATCACATATCTGCGGAAATGTAATAATTTCATTAGTATAATCTGGTAATGTAATCTGCTTTAATTTTGAAATTATTTTAAAAATCATTTCGGCTTCTTGTTGATTTCTTGGTATTAAATCAAACATATATTCAAACTGTCTTAAATCTAAATTATCATACGCTAAAGCTTGAAAATCGTTTATTTTTTTACCTTGAGATATACCAATATATTCGACAAATAATTCGGCACCTTTTGATTTTTTTGACAAGAAATCAACAGCACCTTTAGCCATAGATGAAACACCTTTTTTGGATAATTGTGTCCAATCCCAAGCTGTTGTCCATCTATGTGAAAAATCTTCCATTATAGTATTTTGTGGCATCGCTAAATAAAATGTATTAGTTATACTGGCTATTAATTTTATAGTATCGCCACTAGATTGCATACTCCAATCAAAAAATCTTAATTTTATAAATGGCTGATTCATATTATCTGCTAAATCAATAGGATAATAAAAATCACCATCCTGTATTTCTGTTATTAAATTGGGCATGTTATCTGTTCCTTATATTATAAAAAAATAAAGAGTGTAGAGAATAAATCCCTACACTCTTATTTACTCAATTAAGAATGATTAACCAGGAAGGTTAGAAATTTCAATTTTCTTGAAATAATTTGCTGCACCAAAAGGATTATCAGTGAGAGCATATCTCATTCTGAAGAAAATTCTTGGCTGATCAGATTCCTGAGTAACACCCTGAGTGATTTTCAAAGGAACATAAGGTGAATAGAATACACCAGCATCAGTTTCATTATTGCCTTTATAGCCCATAACGATCTGGGTATCATCCTGTTGAATATCAACAAAAGTTTTAATATAACCATTAAACATACCAACAAATGCTGAACTTAAAGGATCAACATTAGCTGTATCCAGTCTACCACTCATTTCAAGAGCTGTAAGAGTTGAAGTATCAACAATCATGAAGTTGCCTTGACCACGTCTATTAGCTTTTGCAATTTCTCTTGAAGTTCTAGAAATTTTAGCTGCAAGATTCTGATACTTTTCAACTTCCCATCTACCATCAGCAGTAGAATAATTCCAAGTAGAAGTTCCACCGAGAACAGCTTTTGCATCAGCATAATCAATGAATTCACGATTCAATTCCATGATAATTTCTTCAGAACCAATCTGAGTGAAAAGTGACACTGCATCAATACCATGAGATGACTGCAAATCTTCTGCCATTTCTCTGGTGTAACTAGATTTCATTTTTCTTGATTTGGCTGTAGCAGTAGTTCTTTCAATAGTTACGCCAATTTCTTTCATGTCAGTTCCAAGAACTTCACCAGCAGCAGTAGTTACAGAACCAGTCCATGTAGAGAAAATGTGTTTATAAAGAGCTTCGTTTCCAGTTTGAGTAGAAACGGTTGTTTCAGCAGCAACAAAAGAAGCAGCGTTATCAACTTCATCGCCAGCAGCAAATCTGCCAGAACCATCACCAGAAGTAATTTTAACCAGAAGTTTATTGCCTTCTTTAAATACTACTTCACCAACAACAGCATCGCCAGTATTTGAAATGCTATCGCCAACATCAAACGCGGTTGCATCAGCAAGAACAACAATCTGAGATGTTGCATATTTTTGTGGTGCAGCTTCAGTTCCAGAATAAACAGCTCTCATTGCAAAAATAAGACCGGTAGCATTATTAAGAGGCTGAACGCCAAAAATTTCCATACCGATAAGTGAAGGAACAATACGTCTGAGCATAGGAATCAAGATTGGCTGAAACTGTGCAACATCGCCACTTACAGTTGACTCAAGAACCAGTTTTTCAAGCTGTTCAAGCTGCATTGCAAGAATAGCTTTATGATTAGATTTTACTTTAGGCATCTGATCTCTAAGGAAATCAAATTCTTTAGCTTCGCAAGTGATAATTTCATTCCACTTGGCACTAAGTTTTTCGGGTGTATCAAAGGTAATTGGTTTATTTTCCATTATATAAACTCCTTAAAATTTATTACAGTAATATTTACTTTCTTCTCAGATTTGAAAGTTTGCTAAGATGTTCTTTAACCACTTTTCTAGATTCTTCAACTCCACGATCTTTCTTTTCGTTGCTATCTTCTTCATCATTATCAACTTCATCGTCAACATCTTCATCATCGTTTTCTTTTACTTTTTTAGCTTCAGATACTAAAGTTGATTTAACGATTTCAAGTTTTTCAGCAAAATCTTCAACTGATTCAGTTACAAGACCGCTCATAAGATTAATCAATTTTTCTTTTGAAACTTCTGAAAGGTCATTTGTTGCTTTCATAAAAATAACAGCTTTTTTAAGTTCATTAGCTTCTTTAACAAGCTCAATATTCTTATTTACTGTTTCGTTATATTTGCTTGTAATTTCTACATTTCTTTCATTCATTTCACTGACAATATCAGTATTTCCTTCCGGCAACCTAATACCATGATCTTCAAATACTTTCTGAACACCATCAATAATCGACTTTGCTTTTTCTACGATACAGGCGTCTTTAATTGCGAGTTTATTACTTTCAATGAATTCATTAACAACATGCTCCATGTAATCATTCAACTGATTAGTAACAACTTCTTTGTGTTCAGCAACAACAGTATCAAATTTTTCATCATATTCTTCGAGCAATGCTGTTCTAGCAATTTCAAACTTTTCTTCAGCAACCTGATTAACCATTGCTTCAAAAACAACTTCAATTTCTTTCTTTGCTTCTTCAGTAATCACTTCTTCAGAAACATATTTTTCAAACACTTTATTTAAATTTTCCATCTAATAAACTCCTTAAAATCTTTTTCATCATTTATTTACTTTTTTTGCAAAAAGCATATCTGTCCACAATCATATACTTTTCTAAAGCCGTTATTATACATATTCTCTGTTTCTGTTAAATTCTCATCAAAAGTTTCAAGCCTTTCTTTTAACAAATGTTTTTGAAACTTTTGTCTTGAAAACAAAACAAAATCTTTTCGTTTAAAATAAAAATAATTGGGCTTTGATATATTAAACTGTTCAAAATTATTTTTAAAATAAACATTACCAGTTGACCATCTTCGATTAGCATAACTAATTATCGATTCATACTTATATACTCGCTCAAAATATTTTAGAATTTTTGAAAACGCCCCAATAACATTAACAAAACATTTATTGCAAAACCGAAGAATTTCAAACTGATAGTTTTGATTAAATCTTGGCTTACCAAAAGTCATAACTGAAACAAGTTGTCCTTCATAAAAAAGTCCAATTTGAATAGAACTATTGCATTTTCCTTGTAAATGATTTGTTTTTATAAATTCGTTTGATTCTTGATAAGTTATTTCCTTTACTTCACATTTTCTCGCATAAATTCTATTATTAAGTCCCAATTTAGATTTGATAACCGATTTCCATATATTTTGTTTAATTGGATCAATCCATTCATTTTCAAAAATGTGTAACAGTTGTATTCCTTGCTTCTCACATTCTTCTGTTTTAAATAGATGTTTGTATTTGTTTTCCGATTCATCTTGATAATTATTAAATACCGACCAAGAATCTTTACCAAATGAATGATACATTAAACCATCATATTCAATTGCTAAGTTATGATCTGGAAGATAAATATCAAGTTCTAATGGTTTAATAATTTGTTTATTGTTGATGATTACATTATCAGTAATGGTTAAAAGCCAATTATAAATTTCAGTTTGTGTTTTATGTTTATTTGATTTAATCGGTTCATTGATATTAAATCTATCTTTAATTTTTGAGTAATAGTAACAAATTGATAAATTAAAATATTGACAAAACTCTTCTAACAAAAAATAACCATCTTTTAAAAAATGTCCTTTAACAAATTCTTCATTTAAATTATCAATATTTTCAATATGACGCATATAAACATTATATGTTCCATATCGTTCGATATTAATGTCACGTATTTTTTCTTTGATTTGCTCGGATTGAAATACATTTTCAACACCATATTTTTCTAAACATGTTTGTTTACATAATTCGCGATTATTATAATTTTCATTACCATATTTTTTTAATTTTGTTTTTTTAGCTTTTTCTGGATTATTAAAATGTTCAGCATTATATTTTTTAAGATTTGTTTGTTTTCGTTTTTCTGAGTCAAAATAAAACTGATCGCCATATTTTTCTAATTTTGTTTGACGTGATTTCTTAAGAATCTCTTCTGATTGAAACGGATTTTCTACACCATATTTTTCTAAACATGTTTTTTTATACTTTTCTGGATTATTATAATTTTCAGCACCATAACGTTCTAATAATGTTTTTTTACATGCTTCTCGAAAATTTGGATTATTAGATGCACATTTTCTGGAACAATTTTTTAATTTAATATCTTTTCTATTTCCACAATAACAAAACATATCATCAATAATTAGATTGACACCATTTTTAAACAACAATTCCATCTCATGTGATTTTAATGATATATCATATTCTTTATTGATTAGTTTTAAAATTTTTCGATTAACTGAACAACAACCAAAGAAAGATGAAGAAAAATCTATCTCATTATAATATCTTTCATAAACAAGATTTAATATATTCAACATCTGTTCTTTGGTTATGCTCATTTAATTCACCTTATTAAATAAAGCATTGAAGTAGTTTTTCATCACACGCTTAACAACTTCATCTTTATTTTTACTTGTCATATTTTTAAATTGATCTTTTGAATCTTCAACAATTATATGAAAATCTTTTGCTTCCATAATTATTCCATTTTCATATACCCAGTCCTTTTCTTCCAAAACACCCGAAATAAAAGCATCAGGTGCGCTAGGATCATATACTATATCAGCTAATGTAATAATTTTTCGACAATGAGTTTCAGTATAACCAGATTTTTTGACAAGTTTTGCTAATGCTCTTGAAGAAAAACCCAATTGAACTTCATTATTTAAAAGATTGATTACAATATCACCACATGGTGTTCCTACTGTAGGCTTAGCTCTTAAATAAACATTATTTCCATCTAAAGACATTTCTATAAATTTAGCTGCTACACGCTCTAAATTAACTCTTACTTGATCTTCTGGATCTTTTGGATGATTTAATTCTGCAACAGCTCTATTTTTTTGAAGATATTCTTTATTGTAGAAATTTAATTGTTCAATCATCGGTTCTGGAACATATAAACGTTCATTACCATTCTTAACGTTCATTTGAATTCCAATACCTTCAAGAATCCACTGTTTTTTTCCATCAACTTCTTCAGTAGTTGCTTGAATTTTATCACAAGTAAATTCTCTTACTAGTTTTAAAATTTCCATTTTAATTCCTTATTCTTGATCAAGAGTAACTTTTTCAATTTTCATACCCTTAAAACCCTTTTTTTCTAATTCTTTTATTTTATTTTTTAAAAGGCTTTGTTCATTACTTTTTGGCGATTTATAATCTTTTCCATCAGGATACTTGCCGACAATTCGATACATGGGTTTTTTCTGGGTCAAGTTCTTCTTTCATAGCTTTCATTGCTTCTTTTGATTTTTTAGCTTTTGCCTTTTCGCCCATTTTCTTGAGTGCTTCGAGCCTTTCTTTACCAGAAAGTTTTGACATATCAGTTTCCATTTTTACTTCTTGCTGTTTAATCTGTGTTCCGCGCTCAATATTCTTTTCTTTTTTCATAGGAACATCTTTAGCAAACTCTTTGTCCATCATTTCGTTCATGTCAAGAGCAATTTGCTTTTTAACTTCTTCATCAAAATCATCCATACTCATTTCTGATAATTGCTTATAAAATTCTTTATTATCTTCATCATCAGATTCAAGTTTCATACATTTTGATTCACCATTGACTTTGAATTTAACAACAATATTGTCTTCATCGTCAGATTCAATAGCAAAAAGATGCGCATCTTTTACATTAGGGTTATTTGGAAGAGGGATAGAAATACCTTCATCAACAACAGCAAATCTTGCTAATTCTTTATTCACTTCTTTTTCAATTTCATAACTTTTTGAATCGAGCATTTCAACAAAAACTGAATCAAACACTTCTTTAAAATCAAAGTAATTTTGTTCAGAAACAAAATCAACCATATTAGAAATTTTCTTCTTGTCCATCATCTACTTCTCCATTCGGATTAATATTTTCGTCGTCTTTATTGTTCTTATTATCTTCTTCAATCTGATTTTTCACATCTTCAATCTCATCATCAGTTCTTCTTAATATATTCTTATTTATATACTCTTCTGAAAAATATTTACCTTTATAGTTTTCAACCCTGTCTAACATTTCAATTCTTCGCTCTAACAATGCTAATTCTTTTGATTCTGCCCAATAAGAATTTTCATTCCAAACATATCTAATTTCATCTTCAAGTTCTGTATACCACTCATCAATAGTTACAATATTTTTTAAAACTAAATGAATTTTTAAAGCTTGTGTTAAAAAGTCTGACCACTTTGATCTAAGCTTTTTGCAAAATCTAGCAAACTTTAATTCTTCTCTTGAAAATTCATTTGAACCAAAATCAATAGTTGGTGCATTTTCATTATCTGCTCTTGTTGCAGGTATTTTTAATGCTCTCCATACTCTTCTTTTGAAATAAAGAATGTCCGAAATTTCTGATAATTGCTGTCCACCAGAAATTGTTTGTATTTCAGTTCCTTTATTCCCCATTCTTGGCAGCCAATAATCTTCAAGCATGGTCATAATCGATTTTGATTGATTTATATAGCCGGTTGAAGTGTCATATGTTAATCTTGTTTTAAACTTATTCATCAAGTTCTTAACATACTGTTCAGCTTTTTGTGTGCCCAATCTACCAACATCAATATAAAATGCTCTACGCTCCGGAGCCCGGGTAAAACGATACACAACCATTGAATCTTCTAATAGCTTTAATTGATTAGCAGGTTTAATAGCTTTATGAAGATGTGAAATGTAATATTTATTTTTAGCATCTGTTAAACCAGATGGAACAAAAATAATATGATCTGAAGAAACAATATATTCCTTTGGTATATCTTCAGGGTCTAAATATTTTTTTCTTAAAAAGTTTTCTTCATCATTTTTATTTATATAATAAAAATATTTATTTTGTTTTTTATCAAAAAATCTAAGAATATTGAATGGTGATATAAAATGAAACCCTACGATTCCATCTTTTTGCTTTTTTCCAAATAACGGTTGGATATATTGTCTACCAGCAATATACCATCTTCTAAAATATTCATCAGCTTTAATATCAAATTTAAGTAATCTTTTTAAATATGCAAATTCATCTATAATTTTACTCTTAATATTTTCTGATAAGTTCGTTTGATCTAAATTTAATTCAACTACTGGATTGAAATCATCTAAAATAATAGCTTCATCGACAATTTCATCAATAGCATCTTCAACAAAATCTAGAAGTGCAAATTGTTCGTATTGGTGAACTAATTGTGCAATATTTTTAAACTCTAAGTCGAAGTTAATAAAGAAATTAGAAACTCCACCCTCAGAGAATTTTTGTGCATCGGCTTCAACATATTCTGGTAATTCTGGATCACCAATCATGCCATAACCAAGTTTTTGTGCAATAAAACTCGGTAATATGTCTTTAAAAACTTCCAATCTTTTAAACATAATCAATTCCTTAGTAATTTATACTTATTTACTATTTGGATTTCTTCAAGCGACCTCGAATGAAATTTGGTGGTAATGGTGTTATTTCAATATTAATTCTAATTTCTTCATTTGTTTCAGGATTATAAAACCAGGTTAATTTTTTCATTGATTTTGAAGCAGCTTCTTTACTTGACTTTTTTCTTTTTTCATTAGAGCTATCAACATAACCGTCTGGAATAATATCATCAGGATATAAATAAATTCTTTTCTTCAATATTGGATTATAAAAACGCTTTCGTCCTTTATTAGGTGACATATTTCTACCTGGATAAAACCCGTCTGGTATTATACTATTTAATTTTAATTGAATTATTTCTTTTGTTTGTGGATTATGAAACCAAGAATATGATCTACCAGCTATCCAACCATCTGGTATTTTCTCATCTGGTTTGATCATTCTCTCAACAAATGTAATTGGGTCATGATAATATTTGGTATTTCTGCTTCGATTTCTAGCATTTTCTTTATTTTCTTCAGATACAACAAAAGAACGTCCAATGATAAAATTTTCTGGCACTGTTTGTGCTTCCGGATTAATTCTAATTTCTTCTAATGTCTCTGGATTATGAAACCAACATAATTTTGAGATATTTTCTCTCATCTTTTGTTTTGTTTCTTCACTATATTCTTTATTCACACCCAAAATAAAACCAATAGGTATTTCGACTTTATCAGGATTAATGACTATATTTTGTCCAGTTTCTGGATTGTAATACCATTTTTTATTTTGAAGATTTTCTTTTAATATATCACTAATGCCGGAAAAATTTCCACCATCACGTAGATTATATCCGTTAGGTGCTAAACAATCTTCTTTAATTATCCAGTCATATTCTTTTTGATTAAGTTCACTTCTTAAATTAGCAGAATCAATTTGTTCTATGGTGAAATTTTCAATACCATATTTTTTAATTGCTCGATAAAGATATGAATCTATTCCGCTATTCATAGAATTAATATGACCTTTCCATCGATGTTCTATTGTATGTTTTGTTTGTCCAATATAAATTTTGTGATTAATTAAGTTTGTGATTTTATAAATTTTACCTTCAATAAATCCCTCTGAATTCTTTTCATCAAAAATTTCGTTTACATTAATTGAATTCTGTAGTATATTATTCATATAGCAATTAACTCCTATTCAGTTAGTTGTTATGGGAGAGGATAATTAGCAGTTATCTTCTCCCACTCTTTTTATTTACTGTTTTTCTTTTTTGGTTCCTTTAAGACCGCCAATTCGTTTATACATTTTTGACATTAAGATTTTATAGATATTTTCTTCAGTTTCTTTTTTAAATCTTGGCATAACTTCTTGAACAGCCATTTCAAAATTTTGTGAATGAAATTCTTTAATACTACTCATGACATGACTATATAAATAAGTCCTAATTGCATAATAAAGCATTGCATGAGGAACTTTAGCTGATTTTATTGCTTGTTTAATATCCTTATATTGTAATCTTTTTTTCCAACTAATACGTTTCATCAACTCTCGTGTTAATGAAACACGCCAAACGTATGGAATATAATGGCAATTAATGGCAAGGAGTCTATCACCATATCTAGCTAAAGGTATCGCTAATGGTAATACATCGTAAAATGGCAAAATTTTAGACCATTTCGGTGAATATACGAATAATAACATCGAACCTAGCTTAATTTGACTCGGCCCTTTAACTGTATCAACAGTTTCATTATTTTCTTTTTCAATAATATCTAAAAGCTTCTGAACTTGTTTTGGTAATTGTGCCATATTAATCCTTATTCAAAAAATAACTTATTTCTTGCACTTTCTGACATATCCAACAAGCATCTATTTCATCATAATTTTCAACAAGATAATGAACACCAATAAAACCAACAATTCCTTCTTTATGTATAATTGGAACTTGCAACCTAGTTACAACACCCTGATTTCTTAGAACCACTTTTCCATAAGATTCTGGCATTTTATTTACTTGATATCTATAAACACCATAGGGGTTTTTACAACCACTTTCACCACAAGTAGACCCTTTAATCTTTTCTACATACCTCTTTAATTTATTATCAAAAATAGCACTAACATTATCCCAAATAAGGATAGCAACTACATTTTGCATATTAGTTGCTTCATAACTAACACCAGATGAACAAATTTCATACACTCTTGAAATTTTCCAAGCTGGTTGATTTGGCAGAAATGTTGCGCCATTATGAAATCTATCAAGTGTTACTCTATCAGCATTTAGCTTTGTTTTAATCTCTATCATTCGTTCATAGATAGCATTAAATTCTTGATCTATTTGCTCACCATTAAATTCTTTATGTATGATTTTTTCCAATAAAGATTTGATTGAATTAGAAATATATGAATGAACTCCTGCCTTTATGGCACCAAACAATATCCCCATTACTGTCACCACTATTAGTATAAGATTTTCTTCCATATTTCTTCCCTAGAACATTTATTTAATTAGATCAAGAACTGAATAATATTTTATCAATACCTCTAGTTGACATCTGAACCATCTTTTGATTTACCATTTCTGATTTGTTTAAGTTTGAAAATCACTTTTTGTATTTCATTTCTAATAAATGATGAATCAAAATCATCTGTTTCTAACAATACATTGATAGCACGAACTAAATGATTAGATGCATCTTTTATTACAACTAATCCATCCTTTGCTTCATTTACAACTTCATTTTCTTTCAAATAATCTGAAAACTTTTTCATATTTTTATTCCTTTAATTTGTTATATTCCAAGATACAAAACCAGTTTCAGTTAGTATCTTAAATTCCATACCATTATCTTTTGCTATTTTTACAGCAGCATTCCACTTAGCTTCATTTACTATATACTGATTGACAGCATATCGATAAGATTTTGATTTATATTTGTTTTGTTGTGGTGGTCTTGTTTGTGATAATGGTTTTATCTCAATTAACGCTTCTTTTATCTCATTCTTTTTTGTTCTGTATCTGATAAATACATCGATGAAATATCTATGTGTTTTATTATCAATTGGATTATGATAATGAATAATCGTTTCTTCACATTTCCATTGAATAATATAAGGGTTTAAATCAAAAAATTTGAACCATTTAAGCTCAAGGCCTGACCGATATACCAATGAACCTAAATTACCTAAGTATTTATCTGGATTCATTGGTTTAAAGATACCTTGATTAAACTTTGAATTAGAGTTTAATTTTGGTTTACCTTTATGAAATCTCTCTTGATGATTCATTTATTTTTTAATTTTTTATAAAAAAGATTTGATACATCACCAATTAAAGATTGAAGATCAGATTTAATTTTTTTAACTTCATCATTAAAATCTTCACTTTCAATAGCCTTAATACCAAAAAAAGTTGATGATAAATCATTATAAAGATTTCCAATAATTTGAGTTAATTTATCTTTTGAAATCTTCGCTTCATTTACCACTTCAGCTTCTTTAATATAATCTGAAAACTTTTTCATATTTCTTTCTCCATATAATCTTTTGCTAAAACATCATACTTCTTAACTGGATGTTTTTCTTTCTCATACATTTCTAATCTTGCAAATGCATGTTTAAACATAATGTTATATACTTTTTTAAACAATAAAACATCAACTATATCAAATAATTGCATCTTATCTTTACTTGCCAATTTTCTTAATCCTCTACCAATACTCTGCAATGTTGTTATCTTAGATTTTGTCGATTCACCAAAAATGATATTATGTAGATTCTTAATGTTGACTCCAGTTGAAAAAATTTGATAGCCTGCAATTATAATTGCATCATTATATTTTTCACATATCTCTCTAACTTTATTTCTATCTTCTTTTGGTGTTTTTCCAGTAATCAAGAATATCTTTCTATCAAAAAATTCATTCTTAAATTTATCATAAAGTTTATATCCAAATTGGCTATTTCGTTTAAATAATATGAGAGTATTCTTCTTTTGTTTACGACAAATAGCAGCTATAAAATTTCGCTTATATTCTTTCTCATTGACAAAACCAATCTCATGATGAAATATAGCAGCACCAGATTTTTTATCAGATAATATCGCTTGTTTCTTTATCTTAGTTCTCTGTTTAAAGAATTCTCTACAATCATCTTTGGGGTAATGTAAAAATGCTTGATATATTTGAATTGGTGATAAATTGCCACGTTCAATTTCTTTTGCTGTTTGTGTTAATTGATATACTTTACCATATAAAGCATATAATGAATATTCATGCAATTTTGCATCTTGTAATGTTCCAGAGCAACCAATTTTATATTTTGCTCTTGTGCACCACCTAACTATTTTATTAATTACATTACCCTTTAATGAACCAGTATGACATTCATCAACCAATATTGCATCAAACTGTTTAAAATATGTGTGTGGTAAATTTTGCAATGATTGCCAAGTTGAAATTATGATTTGTTTTGTTACTTCTTTTTTTGAACCATCATAAATTTTCTGGCAATGATCTGAAAATTTCTTACCAGTATTTGCTGAATAATCATCAAAATCACCAGCCATTTGATCTACAAGACCTATCGTTGGAACAACTATCAATACTTTATATTTTTGATTATGTTTTAGAATCAGTCTTAATAGAGTATAAATAATAGCTGATTTACCTGTTGCTGTTGGTGATAATAAAATACAGTGCCTTTCTTGTAAGCCAATTCTAACACCATCTAATTGATAATCTCTTAATGGAAACGATAGTTTAAGATTATTTAGTGCATAATTTTGAATATAATCATCATCGAAGATTGTATTTGATTTATCGAAGTTTTCATAGATGACTTCTATTTTTTGTTTAATACACCAAGAATGAAGTTTAAATAAAAGGCCAAGTGGAAAACAATTCTTTACAAGATCATAAAGCCTAATATTACCATCCCATTGTTTGGCACGATATTTGGGTGTAAATTGATAGTTTTCAGGTTTAAATACAAAGTAATCAGATACAGCTTTTAAAATAACCGAATCCGCTTCAAGTGATACCCAAGATTCATTTTTCTTACGAATTGTCAATTTCATAATTTCACCAATATAAAAAAGTAAATAACGTATTATAATTATTTACTCAAAAAAAAATAATTTTGCTCTTGACATTGCAAAATTTTTGATTATATAGTATAATAGTATATAAATTTATGAAAAAAATCAGAAAAAATATAAAACTGGCAAAAGTAGTAAGTTCAAACTTTCTACACAACACACTTCTATTAGACAAAAATAGAGGTGTTACAGCTTGTCTGTCTGATTTTTTAACAGGTCTATTATTAATAGATACTAATAAACCATTCTCTGAAGATCAATTAAGAGTTATATTCAAGAAAAGATTCCCAAGACTTTTTAACAATACCACTTTTAAAGGTAAAGTTATTCAACCATTCAAATACTTCTTCAATATTCTTCAGAGTAATTTTTATTCAAAGCATCCAATAATTAAACAAGTTCAGAATAATCTTTATATTGTGAATCATATTCAATCACAATTCAATATCTTTTCACCACACATTTCACTATATAAAGTATCTATTTCTGATGAAACAATTAATAACTATAAAGGCAATCTCACCAATTTAAGTAAAGATTGTGCTTGGTTATGTTTGGAAAAATTAGTTAAATCGGTTCCTGAGTGTGTTTTTACTTACAAACTGATTAAACAAATCTTTGGTCTTTCTCGTCAAGATGTTAAAAATTATCTTAAATTATCGCATGGATATACTTCCGAAGTCTATAGGACTATAGGTAAATTAGAACAACACGATTTAGAATTAGATAATAACATCTTGAACAGAAAGAACTATAAATTTATAAGAGGTTTTAAGATTATTATCAATAAACCCCTTGAACATTCATTAAATATCGAAATTTCTGACTCTGCTCTATTATCAATAAAAGATAGATTAGAAAAAGAAGCTTATCGATATTCAATAGCTAATACTTTCAGAGTTTATTTAGATACCAATGTTCCTAATATGGGTCTGAGCGCATGTGGATTCCATCAACAATATGAACGGTTGGGCTTTCTATCTATTTCAACTCTACATGCGCGTATTAGTTTAAAAAAATACATAGAAGCAATAAATCTTGGTTTTTATAAAGTAAAGCAAAACATCTACAATTATTTGAGTAAAAATTTCAATCATGAAAAAGCTCAAGGAACATCATTTAGTTCAATCTATAATTCTCTTTGCACAAACTTTATTTATCAGTATTAATAACAGTTTCTAATATTTTTTTAACTAATTTCAAGTAGGATTAAAAAATCCTTAGTTATTAATACTTGAATTGTATCTATTTTGCTATTCATAAAGACATTTAAAATAATAAATAAATTTTTTCATAAAAGAATAAAGTGTTCAAAGTTAAGTTGTTAGTGGACGTCTCATTTCATTCGACGTCCAAAAATTATTTTTCAATAAATGGACTATATTTAAAAGTTATAATAAGTAAAATTATCTATAAATGATCAATAA